CCTGACGCAATTCGCGGCCGGTGACATTCCGCAGATCCCCATGGTGGAGATCCGGCAATGAGACAGCTTCCGGCGGGACTGCAGGCGCACCTCTCATCGGGGGCGACGACGCTCTGCAATTGCTGGCGCCTCAGGCTGCGGGGCGGCGAGACGATGGGCTTCACCGACCATGACCGCGCGCTGAGCTTCGATGGGGTCAATTACGAGGCAAAAACGGGCTTCACGGCGAGTGAGATCGAATCCTCGCTGGGCCTTTCCGTCGACAATCTTGAGGCGTCGGGGGCGCTGGCCTCCGACCGGCTTTCCGAGGTGCGGATCGCTGCGGGCGATTTCGACGATGCGGAGGTCGAGGTCTGGCGGGTGAACTGGCAGGAGGTGAGCCAGCGCGTGCTGCTGAAGCGCGGCTCGCTGGGCGAGGTGACGCGCGGGGCCCATGGCTTCAGCGCGGAACTGCGCGGGCTGGCGCACCGGCTGAACCAGCCGCGCGGCCGGATCTTCCAGTTCGGCTGCGACGCCGTGCTGGGCGATGCGCGCTGCGGCGTGGACGCTTCGGACTACAGCATCGAGGCGCAGGTGATCGCATCCACGGAGCGGCGGGTGCTGACGCTGAGCGGTGTTGCGGACTTCGACAATGGGTATTTCCTGCGTGGCCAACTGCGCTTTCTCGGCGGGACCAATCAGGGGCGGGTGGGGCTTGTGAAGCTGCACCGCGCCGAGACAGTCGAGCTGTGGCAGCCCATGGCGGGGCCTGTGCTGGCCGGCGAGCGCGTGGTGGTGACGGCGGGATGCGACAAGCAGTTCGGCACCTGCCGCACCAAATTCGCCAATGCCAGGAACTTCCGCGGCTTCCCGCACATGCCGGGTGACGATGCCGTGATGCGCTATGCGGTACGGGAGCAGAGATGAGCAGCAACAGGAGTGACGCCGTCATCGCCGCCGCGCGCGGCTGGATCGCAACGCCTTACCGGCACCAGGCGAGCCTCAAGGGTGTGGGTGCCGATTGCTTAGGCCTGGTGCGCGGCGTGTGGCGCGAGGTGATGGGGGGCGAACCCGAAATCCCGCCCGCCTACCAGCCGGGCTGGGCGGAGGAGGGCGGAACGGAAGCCATGGCGGAGGCCGCGCGGCGGCACCTTATGGAAATTCCGCCTACGGATTATCAGGCTGGTGACGTGCTGCTGTTCCGCTGGCGGCCCTATCTTCCGGCCAAGCATGCCGGGATCGCCAGCAGCAAGACGCACATGATCCATGCGCAGGAGGGAGCAGCGGTGACGGAAATCGCGCTGTCTGGCTGGTGGCTGAGGCATCTGGCCTATGCCTTCCGCTTTCCGGAGGCAAAGGTCTGATGGCGACGGTGGTGTTGCAGGCCGCAGGTGCTGCGGTCGGAACCCTTCTGGGCGGGCCTGCCGGGGGCATCATCGGCCGGGCGCTGGGCGCTGCGGCCGGAGGCTTTATCGACCAGCAGCTCTTCGGCTCCTCGCGCACGGTGAAGGGTCCGCGGCTTACGGATCTGCGGGTGATGGCCTCCTCCGAGGGAGCGCCCATTCCGCGCTGCTGGGGGCGGATGCGGGTGGCGGGTCAGGTGATCTGGGCCACGGACTTTGAGGAGAAGAGCACGACCGAACGCGAGGGCGGCAAAGGCCGCAACCGCAGACGCGACACCAGGATCCGCACCTACAGCTACTTCGCCAATTTCGCCGTGGGGCTTTGCGAGGGCGAGATTGACCGCATCGGGCGGGTGTGGGCGGACGGCAAGGAGTTCGACCTCTCGGACGTGACGGTGAGGCTCTACAGAGGCAGCGAGACGCAGGAGCCGGACAGCCTGATGGTGGCGAAGCTCGGCGCCGGCAACACGCCGGCCTACCGCGGGCTTGCCTATATCGTGTTCGAGCGTCTGCCGCTTGGCGATTTCGGCAACCGGCTGCCGCAGCTTTCCTTCGAGGTGATCCGTGCGGCGGGCGGCGCCGAGACGCAGCTGCGCGCGGTGAGCATCATCCCCGGTTCGACCGAGTTCGGTTACGACACCACCGTGGTGACGCGCGAGGTGGAAGAGGGCGTCACCGAGACCGAGAACGCACATGCCGAGAATGGCAGGAGCGACTGGAGCGTATCGGTGAGCCAGCTCACGTCATCCTGCCGGAACCTGCGCTGGGCCTCGCTGGTGACCGCTTGGTTCGGAACGGACCTGCGCTGCGGCGTCTGCGAGGTGAAGCCCGGCGTCGACAACCGTGCCAAGGTGACCGAGCCCGAGACATGGCGGGTGAGCGGCACGTCACGCGCGGGCGCGCATCTGGTGAGCCAGAGCGGCGGCGGGCCTGCCTATGGCGGCACACCCTCCGACGCCTCGGTGATCCGCGCCATCAGGGATTTGAAGGCGCGGGGCATCAAGGTGATGTTTCACCCTTTCGTGCTGATGGACATTGCCGCGAACAGCGGCAAGCCCGATCCTTATGGTGGACCGCAGCAGGCGGCCTATCCCTGGCGCGGGCGCATCACCTGCTCGGTGGCGCCGGGACGAACCGGGAGCCCGGACAAGACGGAGGCCATCGCGGCCGAGGTTGCAGCCTTTCTCGGCACGGCCAGCCCGGCGCATTTCTCCGGCTCGGGGACGAGCGTGTCCTATTCCGGTCCGGCGAACTGGGGCTACCGGCGCATGGTGCTGCATTATGCGAGGCTGTGCGCGCTGGCGGGCGGTGTGGATGCCTTCCTGATCGGCAGCGAGCTGCGCGGGCTGACGACGCTGCGGCGCGGCGGCAATATATTTCCCTTCGTGGCCGGGCTGGTGACGCTGGCTGCCGAGGTGAAGGCGATCTTGCCGGGCGCGCTGGTGTCCTATGGCGCCGACTGGACGGAGTATTGGGGCCACCGGCCGCAGGACGGCACGGGAGATTTGTTCTTCCACCTCGATCCGCTGTGGGCCTCGCCTGCGGTGGGCTTCATCGGCATCGACAATTACATGCCGCTGAGCGACTGGCGCGACGGATCGCAGCACAGGGACCTGCTGGCGGGCAATGCCTCGATCTATGACCCGGATTATCTCAAGGCCAATATCGCGGGCGGCGAGGGCTTCGACTGGTTCTACCGCAATGAGGCAGAGCGCGCCGCACAGATCCGCACGCCGATCACCGACGGGGCGCATGGCAAGCCATGGGTGTTCCGCGTCAAGGACCTCAGAAGTTTCTGGAGCAATCCCCATTTCGACCGGCCGGGCGGGGTGGAGAGGGCGACGCCCACCGCATATGTTCCGCGCGCCAAGCCTATCTGGTTCACCGAGGCGGGCTGTGCCGCCATCGACAAGGCGACCAACGAGCCCAACGCCTTCGTCGATGCGAAGTCGGCCGAAAACCTGCTGCCGCGCTTTTCCTCAGGTGCGCGCGATGACCTGATCCAGAATCGCTATGTGACGGCGGTGTCGCAATACTGGTCCGCCGGCGGCGCGCATAATCCGCTGTCGCCCGTCTATGGCGGGCCGATGGTGGATGCAGGGCGGATCTTTTTCTGGGCCTGGGATTCAAGGCCTTTCCCGCAGTTTCCGGCGCGTGACGACATCTGGTCTGATGCCGCGAATTACGGGCGCGGGCATTGGCTCAACGGGCGGATCGGCGCGCTGACATTGGGGCGGCTGATCGAGGAGCTCTGTGCCGGATATGGGATCGACACGGTCGATGCCGGCGCTGTCGAGGGGCTGATCGCGGGCTTTCAGGTTGACCGTGTGATGTCGGCGCGCGATGCGCTTGAGGCACTGATGACGGTCTATGGCGTCGATGCGGTGGAAAGCGGCGGGCGCTTGCGCTTCTTCATGCGCAACAGGGCGGCGGCTGTCGAGGCCGATGCGGGCGAACTCGTCGAGACCGATCGCGACCGGCCAATCTACCAATTGACCAGGGCGCAGGAAACGGAACTGCCGCAATGCCTGAAGCTCGCCTATATCGAATCGGGATCCGATTACCGGCTTGCGGCGGTCGAGGCGCGGCAGGCCGGAGGATCGAGCCGGCGCGACGTGCTGATCGAGCTGCCGGCCGCCGTGACGCAGGCCGAGGCGCTGAAGCGGGCCGAGGTGAGCCTGCAGGAGGCGTGGTCGGCGCGCGAGGCGGCCGAACTGGCGCTGCCGCCCTCCTTCCTGGCGCTGGAGCCCGGCGACGTGGTGAGCCTTGCGCTGGAAGGAGGCCCTGTGCGGATCCGCCTCGAGGAGGTGAGCGACGGCGATCACCGGAAGATCCGTGGACGGAGGTTCGAGGGTTCCGTCTTCATGCCTGCCGAGGCGCCGCAGCGTGGCGAGCAAAGCGCAACGGCCGTGCTCTTCGGC